CTTTGATAACCACTATATCCAACACTAACTACACCGGGATATCCTGTAGACGCAGAAGTAAAAGGCAAACCATATACTGAATCTTGATTTAATTATTAATGTCAGCATTAATAAAAACAAGTTTTCCAATTTTTATATATGTTGCAGTATTATTTATTGATAGGGCTGTACTTGAACTATTTGATGGTGTCCAAGTTCCTTCTTCATAATCATCCAATGTGTTTCCGTCAGATGATGCAGATTGAGTTCCAGGAAACGTAATACCTGCGCCAGAAGATGCGGGTGTAGCGCCACCCACGCCAATAGTTGTTGATGCTATAATGTTTGCTCTTCCCGCGGAAACGGAATACAATACATTCGCAGAAATCCCAACATATGCGTTAGATGATAGTCCGTCCTGTTGAATTTGTGTTAGAGCCATGGTTTTCTCTTATGTTATACTTATATTTATATTAATTCAAATCTTTGTTCTTAAAGGAAAAGACTGCGTTTTTGTCTATCTCTATCGAATTCTTTAAATTTCTGAATTTTGGCTTCTTTTTATCATTCTGCAGCATAGAGTTTGCCCCTATTACCAATAAAATAGCTAACGGATCAAACACTATAATTATCAGCAGAATCATCCATGATACCGCTTTTTCTAATATACTTGTGTCTGTTGCCCCATACATAAATGCCGCGATATACTTTATTGGGCCAACCTCAGCCTCAACCTTGCGCATTTCCGCTGCTATAGGAGCCCGCTCCTCATTAAGTTTAGCAATTGCTTTCTGCTCGGTTTCAATATCAGCAAATAGTCTAGCCCTCTCCTTCTGCTGACTTCTACGTATGTTAACCGCTTTATCCGCACCCTTTTCATCTGTCGATCTACCCATAACTTGATCCACAGCTTCATCCATCTGTTTAAGAGTTTTGCGGTTGGCTTCGATATTGTCTTTTGAGGTCTTAATCTTTTCGTCATATATTGATATCTTTGCCAGGACATCGCCCGACACTAAATTTTGGTCGCTATGGGCTTTGGATAAAAATCCGAAGATGCCCATAGATGTAAGTAATGATAAAACTACAACACTGGCGATAAAATAAGATTTCATCAGTGTGTTTATACTGTCCCATTGTCTATATACGTAGGATGCAGTTACAAGTTTACCTACTTCAAGAGCAGCACCCATAACAAATATAGGTGTTGGACTAGCTGAAAATATGTAGGTCAATCCAACGATTGAAAAGTATCCTGCTATTCCAGATATTACTAACGCTGTTCCTAATAGTATAGATGCAAATATCATTACGGATTCAATAATAAAACACACTGATTAGTAATAGCAGATGTATTACTTCCTCCATATGGATTTGCAGATTGTGTCTGTCCTAATGGAGATGCAGGCGCTGTAAAATTGCCAGTATAAACACCGAGTCCTTTACAAATTCTAAAACTTGTAATATAACCAGGAAAATATGAACTTGCCGTCGGAGTACTTTCCTGACCAATACATAATTGCGTAGAACTATTGTTTATATTATAAGCGTCAGAATAAGATGAACCTACCTTGGTGCCGTTCCTGTATAAAGATGTTTGCCCAGATACTCTAGATATTGCAAAATGTATCCATGCACTTAAATATGATGTTAAGTTTGTGCTATATCTAAATCCCGAATTTTCCCAGATATAAAATGTACCACCTTCAATACTAACGCCTATCGCTGTACTAGGATAATTTCCTATGGCGAATATCCTTGGATTTGCAGGTTGCGATGTCATATATTGCCACCACTCCACAGTAAAATCACCTGTACCAAATGCCCAATTGGATGAAGCCGGAATAGACAAGTAATTTGATGTGCCATTCATACTATATGAATTAGCGCTGATTCCTGAATAGGGATTCGATGTGGTTGTACTAGTTCCGTTTAGTGTTGGGGATAATGTACTAGTTGTACTGCCAATACTAGATCCACTGATTGGGGCAATTATTTGTGTTCCGCCGTTTATTGCTACTCCGCCTATTATTTGCATTCCATTAATCTTTCTACAAATTTTAACAGTAAAGCATGATGCTCACCGTTATGGTATTTTCCTTTTAGCCAACTGTAACTGTCATACCAAAACTCTTCACTTTCAGGATGACAACCTATAAGTCCTATGTTCTTTTGAATAATCGCCATCGCATCACCATTTGCGTAAGTAGCGATTGTTTCGTAGTTTCCATCGCCAACCAAAGCACAACCATCGTAAAAAAACATCTTTGTGTCAGTGCCATCCCAGTTAATTTTAATGTTCTTAGCATGAGGTCTCCTCGTATCCGTATTAGGGCGCTTAATATATTGTATCGCCTTTACGTCTTTTATTATGTTTAGATAATGATGTCCTGCCCAATAGGCACCCATACATATCCCCAGATATTTACCACCATTTTTTACAAAGTCTTTTACTGCTTTTCTATTGTGTTTAAATAGATTGTCATATGAATCAGAGTCTCCGAATCCACCAGGGACAACTATTAAATCTACATCATCAAAGAAGTTATATTCTATTTCATTCTTAGAAAATAATTTAAATCTATATTTCTTTCCTAAGGATTTCATAATACCATTACCGCTCTGCACTGAGCACTTTGGGTCATGGATAAACAATGCTATAGTTTTTTGCATTTTTAAAATGGTTTCGTTGCGTTTTGTGTTACACCGTTGTTATTGGTAACAGTCTGCGTTCCAGATGAATCTGTAGTAACAGCACCACCTAGCATCAAGTATGCAGTATATGCGTCAGATGTTAATTCTATACTAGGAGCTGATACTGTACTATTATTAGTATCGTATTTAGCCGCACCTATAGTAGCTCTAAAATTTGTTATATATCCTGGAAAATAACCACCATAATAGGTACCAATACGGTTACACACACCAGACCAATCATATGAATCAATACATGTTCCTGCAGTATAATCGTTAGGATCGAAATTACCCGCGGCAAAAGATGCTCTATTACAAGTAACAGCAGCACCCGGACTACTTTGAACACCTACATACATTGTTTCAAGACCAGACGGATTACGATTTAGAATAAAATACATCCATTTATTTGTTTGGAATGTCCCCGGAGACCAGGAATAAGATACAGATCCAGCTCCACCATATCTATCTAAAGTAATATTATAATCATCCGAAGTATAGAGACTTAACCCATATGTTTGATCTGTTGCTACTAATGGTCTGCTTGTAAAGTCAGTAGTATTATAGAACCAACCCTCTATGGTAAAAGCATCTGAGCCTAGTGCAAATCCCGGGGACATACCTATGTATTGATTCGTACCGTTAAACGATAACGATCCCTGTAGCGTAGGCCCAGGTGGGGGCGGTGGTGGAGAAAAAATCATCCCTCCTTGTTGTCTCATTCCTGTTATTATCATATCTTTATATGTGTCCTGTGTACTCTGCATTGTATTTGACCATTGTAATAATCCTCGGTCTCTAATACTCTGCGATCCATTTGTTCTCTTGCCTCGAGATAATTACAAGATCCTTTGTTAGGACATATATGTAATATCTCTCTTATAAATTTATCTGATCCAAATGTCTCCACATCTTTTTTAACTTCGTCGGATGAAGACCAATAATCACGCCAATCTGATTCGACCTTTGTGCGCTTCTTTTTTCCCTTAACTTGTTTAGTTTTACGAAACCAAAAAAGTTTTTTACCTATGTATTTCCGTCCAGTAACAGTATTTGTAATCAAATACACATAACCATACGCATTTTCTGGAATTTCCTCAAAGGGAGTATTATTATAAAGCCACATAAACACCTATCTAAATAAGTATTTATTGTCCCACAATCTCCCACATATCTCCATCTTCGGAGTATCTATCATCATCTACACGGGGCGGGACTATGAAATAATCCTCGGGATCCGTCATTACATCCTCGAGTCGCTCGGTTGCTAAACCCTTGCCCATTGTTCCCGTTTTAATGAACATTGATGTTTGTACTGACTTTTTATATCTATGATATTCTGACTCGTCTCGAGCCATATAATCTTTTTGCTTTTCAGAGAATACTTGTTTCTGTTCTTCTGACCATTGCCTTGAATTGGCACAAGCCCGGGTGCAAAATTTCCCAGGCTTGTTATGTGTTGTCCCGCACTTAGGACAAGTCTTCGTCGTTGTCGTCGAGGTCTTGGTATTGCTCATCTATTTGATCTTCATCTATAGTGGCACCGCAGAATGGACAAAACTCTACTTTATAATGATGTTCGTCAAGATCATGTTTTATCTTGAAGACGGCATCACATTCGACGCACTCGTGATGTTTGTTTTTTGCCATGTCTCGATTCCTCTTTTCTTTGCTTCAGTTTCAAATACTCTTGTTCTTAGATCAGATGAACTAAAGTAATGATCTCTCTTATTAAAATAAATGTCAATTTTTCTTTTCTCACAGATAACTTTGCCGGTGTATTCAGTATCTCTATACTCCTCACCCAAGATACGAATATCAATAGGTAAAGACATGAAGATGTCCTCAAGCTCTTTTTCTGTAGAATAGACAATAATCTCATCGACGTGTTTACAAGCGCCAACTTGTATTTGTCGTTCAATTATTGATTGTACGGGTTTGTTTTTACTTGTCCGGTCGATTGTTGGATCGACTTGGATTGCTGCAATTAAATGATCGCATTGTTTTTTCGCTTCTTCTAGCATGATAACATGACCAGCATGAAAAAGATCAAAAGTACTGCAAGTAATTCCTATAACTTTATTACTCATATTTGCTCCACTTCAATATTACATTGATTTAAAAATTTTATACCATCATCATTTCTATACTGATTCCTATAGAATACTTTATTTATACCTGCTACATGAATCATTTTAGAACACTCGAAACACGGTGCATGGGTAATATACATAGTAGCCCCATCCCCTGATTCTAAAGATCTCGCAAGTTTTCCTATCGCATTTGCCTCTGCATGAATTACTTCAGGTCGGGTTTTTAATTCTTTAGTGAAGTAATTGTAGTTATATCTCGTATCATTTGGATCAACATTAACTACTTCTTCGCAATTATTATCCCAACCTGCAGGTGTACCATTATAACCAATAGATATAACTCTATCATCTTTAGTTACAATAGCCCCAACCTGTAATCTTATTGCATGAGATAACTCGGCATATGCCTCTGCCGCTTTCATATGTGCATAATCAATTTTCTTCGGCATTCCATTTACCCTCAGGACATTTTTCATACTTAATTAATGTCTTACCCCATATGGCACAACCACATGAGTTACAAAATTTTGCACCAATAATAATTTTTTTATGCTCGCATGTTTCGCAAATCTTTCTGCGAACCTTTACGTAGTTTGTTTCTTTATCGGAATCCATTTTTTACACCAATAATTAGGTTTCACTTTAGCATCCCAGGTTTTACAATATTTTGTTCCTGGCACATATGCTCCACAATTTGCGCAATTTTCTTTACTATTACCAACAGCATAAGCGGGAGGTAATGTTTTCGGAATTAATGTTCCGTCAGGATATTTCCTAGGTCTTATTTCGTCAAATTTTTTCATGCTGCCTTTCCCCACACATCATGCCAGTCTCCCGACAAGGCACCTTTTGCATAGTCTGTTGCTCTGTTCTCGAAGAAATTAGTATGCGTTGGAGCATTGATCATTTCTTCAACCCATGGTAAAGGATTCTTTTTACGCTTAAAGATACCTTTTAGTCCAAGACTAATTAGTCGTCTATCAGCAATATAACGAATATATTCCTTTACATCATTCTCTGTCAACCCTTCGATAGCGCCAGATTTGAAAGACAGTTCAATAAACTTATCTTCAAGACTAACCATCTTCTCCGCAATCGAGTAGATCTTTTCTTTGAGAGTATCATTCCAAATCTCCTTATTTTCTTCAATATAAGTGCGAAATAATTTAATCATGCCTTCTGCGTGCTGTGTTTCATCCACAATAGACCATGTAACAATTTGTCCCATGCCTCTCATCTTACCCATACGAGGAAAGTTAAGTAACATAATAAAGGAACTGAATAGTTGCATACCTTCAGTAAATGCACTGAACACAGCAATATGTTCTGCGGTTGACGCAATCGTTCCATTCTTAGATGAAATATCTAAAACAAAGTCATGCTTATCTTTCATTTCCTGATACTCAAGAAACTGATTATATGTTGTTTCGGGTAGTCCGAGTGTTTCAATTAAATGAGAATATGCCGCGATGTGCAATGCTTCACGGGCTGCAAAGCCCATTAGCATCATTCTTATCTCAGGTTGCGGAAAGTGAGGGAGATAATTATTGACATATCCACCAGCAACATCAATATCTCCCTGAGTAAAGAATCGGAAGATGTGTGTAAGGAATTGTTTTTCTTCATTTGATAATTTCTTTTTCCAATCTTTAACATCCTCGTGCATCGGTACTTCAGTATGTAACCAATGGCTTTGCTCATGCTTCAGCCATGCATCATATGCCCAAGGGTAATTAAAGGGTTTAAACGAATTTCTGTCATCCGTCATTCTTGTCTTTTTCATTTTTGCCTATTCTTTTATACAGTGAAACTACTACCACAACCGCAAGTTTGTTTTGCGTTTGGATTGTCTATTACAAATTGTTCGCCCATTTTACTTTTTTTATAATCTATGGTTGCACCCATAAAGTATTGCATACTCATAGAATCAACTATTAAATTATCTACAATAAAATCATCTTCATTTTTTTCATCTTCCATAGTAAAACCATAATTAAAACCTGAGCATCCGCCACCCTCAACAAACGCTCTTACATATTTCATTTGCTCTTCCTCAAGAAGAGAATTTATTTGTTTATGCGCATTCGCAGTTAGTGTTAACATGCTTACCCCTATAATCGTTGATAGCCGCTTTAATAGCATCTTCTGCTAAAATAGAACAATGTATTTTTACAGGCGGTAGAGCAAGCTCTTCAGCGATCTGACTATTTTTAATAGTGAATGCTTCATCAAGTGTTTTACCCTTGACCCATTCCGTGACGAGTGAACTAGAAGCGATAGCTGATCCGCATCCATATGTCTTGAAACGAGCATCTCTAATAATACCATCTTCTACCTTTATTTGTAGTTTCATGACGTCGCCACAAGCAGGTGCCCCCACCATGCCTGTGCCGATTGTGTCGTCTGTTTCAAATTTGCCTACATTACGAGGATTTTCGTAATGATCGATTACCTTGTCAGAGTAGGCCATATATTACCAAGTAATTTCGCCGCTAGAAATCTTTCTTAGACCCATATTAACAGCACCCATTATAAGCATTTGATATTCTGCAGGAACTACGAATCCGTAATTTGTTTGCACAATAACTAATGCGCCTGCTACAATATTAGCCCAGAAAGTTTTACTATAGTACCACTTCTTGCCTGTTGCTTCGCCTACCATTGCTTCGTTAACTGCTTGAATAATTTGTTCGTTAACTACTGTTTCTTTTTTCGTTGCCATTTTATTTTCCTTTGTGATTTATCTTAATTGTATCATCTAATTATTTCCCTTGACAATATTATGTTCTTTATCTTGACAATCCGCGCATTCGCACTTATTGCAAGAACAAGGGGTAGAAGGGCATGAGCCCTGACAATGAGCGTCGTGTCCACATCTTTTGCATGTGTACCTAACGTATCTTTCGTGTAAAAAAGGTGTTTGCATATTTTTCTCCTACCAATGTCTAATGACGCCTGCTATAATAAAGCAGTTGGTTATTATATATGATACTACAATAATTGTTCTAACTATTGC